GGTTGTTAATTGCCAAGCACCATTTGACTGTTGCAGGCCCATAGAATCGCTTGCACCTGTCAGCGTTAGAGTTAAAACACCTGTGGGGCCAACTACTGCATCTGCTCCAGCATTTACAACGTCCAGTATCCAGGCAGCATCGCCCTGGGCAACATCGTAATGAAGGAAATCATCAAACCACATGGCCCATTTACTTGGATCGAGGTAAGGAAGCCGTCCTAAAGGATTGTCGATTGTTACATTGGAAATTCCGTTTAAAGCTCGTTGTGGCGTACTCATTTTTCTATCTCCTTAAAAGCGTTCATTGTGAACGTCCCGAGGGACGCTTTATAGGGTTTATACTTCGTCTATTAATTGACCTGGGATAAAATTCTTAGTTGAGCCATCGTAGGCTTTTTTCTTTCTCTCAAGAAATTTTAATTTATCTAACTGCCCATCAGTCATTGTACTGCCCCATTCTTTTCTTAAATTTTCTTCCTGCTCAGAACGGGTTTTACCCATGTTGTCATGTTTTTTTCTTGTATGCACAAAAGCCATTTATTTGTCCTTTGTAAGAGGGGGTTATTTCTAACCCCCATTTAAAATTATGCACTAGCTGCAAGTCCGGTTAGGTCATAATTGTCTACACAAATCATGCCGTTTTGGACAATAAATGTTGTTGATAAGTCTGTTTCAGCAAAGTAATTCCTTGCAATCAAACCAGTGCTGGCTGTAACGATATTGATTTGTACCAATGTACCTGTATCAAAATCATTATCAGTAATAAGGGCATTTTCTATTTGCCCTGTCCAGATTACCGGTGCTGCACTCATTGCAACCCCATTACCACCAAGGAAATGATTTCCTTTTAGAACAGGTCGTCTTCCTGTGATTGTGCTACCAACAGTGATAGTCATACCACATACAGTTCCATCATATTTTGCCTGGAACTGATTACCTATAATCTGCAAACTATCAGAGCCATTGGCTAAAACTCCACCATCGCCCTTAATTGCACAATTATAAAGAGAAGAACCGATAATTCCTGATTTAATCAATGTTGTGCCATCGCCTTCAAAGTATACCCCGGCAGTTGCATCCTCACAAAAGAAGCCAATGTTCTCAATATGTGTGCCTGGAGCCTCAACATTCAAATTTGTATTTGTGGCATATTTCCATCTTACACCCATAAAATCTGAAGCGGTTGTTCTTGGTGTTATTCCGATAAGAGATTTGTTTGCCTGGGTAGCTGTTGTTCCTGTACCAGAAGCCCCAGATGGAATAACAACATCTTCTTCGTAGCGTGCGAAGCCGGTAGCCATTGTGTATGTTTTTGGTTTAATGTAAATGACATCGCCGCCGGTTGATGCAGTAACAGCCTTTTGAATGGTTGCAAATGCAGTCTGTGGAGATTTCCCGTTATGACCATCAGAGCCGTCATCCCCATCTACAAAATAATGTGTTGACCAGGGGTTTGAAAACCTGGCACTTCCCAAAATTGGTATTCCGAAACTTGTAACCCCGTTTGGAAAATTTGTTATTGGCATTTTAATACTCCTTGTTCAGTGACAATTATTATTATCTCAAATAGCTGCCCCGGGGAATTAAACCCCGGCTTACACAATTAACCAGTGGCCGAGCTCGTCACCTGACCACTGGTTTGAATTAAAAAATATCAACCACCAGGAGATCCCAAGATACAACGAGGATCACTCCATCCAAATGCGCCACGAAAGTCAGCCTTAAATTTTGCATTGGAGGTGTCAAAATCATTTTCTGTAGCAAAGCCATCAGCCCTACGTTCCATATACTTCAACCCATCAGGGCAGTCAGTTTTCAAGAACCAAGCATCGGCATCGGTCAGATAATGATTAACTTTAACATCAGGTATTACACCAGATATACGAAGTGCATTTGTGTCGTTATTTGCGCTATCAACCCGGCCTACTGATTTCAATATCCGAAGTGCGTTAAACCTTTCGGAAGGATGAATAATCAGTTTTGTGGGTTTGATCGCAATGGTCATACCCCTGTCAGTCTTATAGGCAGCGATATCAATACATCCCTGTTCTAGTGCTTCTTCACTCAGATCAGCAGCAGTTTCCAGCTCATTTCTCCAAGTACCACCACTTTTATTGGGGTGGTCATCGGCACAAAGCTCTTTAAGGTCTGAGTTTGAACCCATGGTATAGGAACTGTTAAATGCTCTATTCAGAACATTTGCTCCGACAGTCTCTTTTGTCTGTCTAATTGAGAATGCCAAAGCTCCGGCCCGTCTCAATGCAACGGTTACAGCGATACCATCATCATACATATTCCGGGTGATAATAAAACCAAGCCCGTATTCAACATGAGGATATCTACTAACATACCCCTGGCTCTGGTCATCATAAGTAATGCCATCACCTTCGGGAACAATCGCAGCAAGTCCGAAACCTGTTACGCCCACTTCTTCTTCAAAAGCCAATGTAGAGTTTACCTTTTCAAAAATGTCAAGGTACTCAATTGGGTAGTCTTTATATTTGGTATTAAACCAAGTCTTAACGCCAGGAACTAAATCTTTGGCGAAATTACCAGTTGTTATTACAGCCATGATTTATCTCCTTATACGCCGCCAGCGACAGCCCTTAGTTCATGTTCGTTAATAAGAACGTCAAATTTACATGCCGTTCCCAGTGCATTGTCTTCTTTGTTTGAAACCGCCAATATTCGCAACTGTGCAGCTCCGGTAGTGGTTCCGTCTGAATCCAATTTGTTGGCAGATTTGCCAGAAGCAGTATCACCAGTGCCTACCACGATATCAGTGTTAAGTCCGATCTCTGTTATGGTAAGGTCACTGGAGTCATTATCTTCTTCAATTTCAAAGATAACGTCAGGATCATCAACTACTATGCAATAAAGATCCTCTGTTGCCAGTTTATAATTGCGATAAAGGTCACTGGCATCAAAAGCAGCATAAGGCTGATCACTGAAACCCATAACAACACCACGAAGGTTCCCACCAACCGGTGCCTGTTTAACACCCGCATATTTACCTGTAGAGTCTGCTGTGCCGTCTGAGACTACAGCATCACCCTTAAAAAGTGCCACGGCATCGGATGTATAATACATCCTTGTCTTACCGTTCCATGGCGCTCCGTTAAGGTACCTTACTGGGCGAAAGCCCCCACCATTTGTCACGTTAGCCATAATTACCTCTCATATATAGAAAAGAGGTCAGCCGATTTTAACTTCACCATAATGACCTGCTTTCTTTTCGTTTAATTTACGTTTCATGTCATTCTCACCAACACTGATCCTGTCTTGTTTTGCTTTCTGATCTTCCTGATACCATTCTTCCTTGATTTCCATTAGGACGGCTCTTGTCCCGGCTCCTACTGCTTTGTTAGTGATGCTTCCTATCTGTGTTTCCTGGCCCGCATTGGGATCTCCGACTTGCACATCATCATGGACAATGTTGTATCCAGCTTCTTCAAACTGGTTAATCCTGTCCTTCTCATCGTTTACAAATCGCCTGACATACCCCTTTCTCTTTGGAGCTGTGAGTACGTTCCTGGTTCCCAATGGCACTCTTATTGGCCTTCCGCCTGGTCCTTTTTTCATGATACCCCCTGTTGTGTTGTTATGTCTTTGTTAAATTGATAATTTGATACCCTTGTTATCCAAGATAAAAACTCTTCTGCTGACATCTTTCCCTTTGCTCCGTTGTAAGTTTTCCGTACCGCCTACCTGTTTCGTCAGGCATGCGTAGGCAACCGCAACTTTTCGTACCCTTCCCACTGCGCAAACCTTGACCAGTAACGAGTACCTCTTTCCCGCAATCACATAAGCATTTAAAAGCAATTCTTCCGCGATAGTCCCTGCCTTCCATACATATAACTGTAAGTCTGCCATAACGATTGCCTGTCTCGTCTATAGCCTTTCCCATTTATGCCTGCCCTTGTTGGATTGAAATGTCTCTGATGTAATCTTTTTCGGTCATGATTCCCTGCTTGACAAACTTATTCATGATGTCTTTCTGGCTGTCCGTGAGGTCGGCCTTTGTGAATTTTGCCACGACTATCTTTTTTCCCGCACCTTCAACCGGGGATGCCGGGAGGGATTTCTTGGCCGGGAATTTATCTGGAAACATTTCTTTGACCTTTTTTTCAACCAAAGCAGATACCCTTTCAAAAGGAGCGCCTTTATGTTGGTCGGCTATTGTATCAGCATAATCAGCCATTTCCTGATCTTCCGTGTACCATTTGTTCTTATCAACCTCAATCCATGTGTTAAAATCCGGGTTGGCCTGTGTTTCTTTTGGTTTGACCATCGCCTCTTTCAGCCAGTCGATCTGTTCGTCAAGCTCATCTACCTTGTCTGCATCGCCATCCTCTATGGCTGTTCTCTTTTCCTTTTTGAGCATGTTGACTTCAGTGGTAAGTTTTGATACCTCTGCTTTATAAACTCGCTCGTTGTGAGTCTTTAACTCTGAAACACTGGACCCTAATTCACCAAGTTGTTTTTTCTGAGTCTTGATATGTTCCCGCATAGTGTCTTGAATATCCCTTGATTTCAGGATATAGTCTTTTGCGTCCAGCTCTCCGTCTGGTCTCCATCCAATCTCAGTTGCTAAAGTCTCGACTTCTCCTAATTCCTGCTTCTCTTGTTTTTCTTCACCAGCTTCTTCTGATGCTGGTTTTTCTTCTTCTGACATGTCTTACTCCCTTGGGTTCTTCACCCGTTCTGTAAATAAAAAAAGCCTCAATGATAATCAGGGGTTTTTCCTGATCACCAAAGAGGCTTTCGCGTTTTTGGCTTGCCCTACCCGTTATATTGAGGGGTAAGGGTGTTTTTTATATGTTGGTTATTTTATGTCGCATGTGTTTTCTTTGATGGTCACGTCATTTAACCCAGCAAAGCCAAATTCCATATCTGTTAATTTGATTGCCGCTCCTAACGCTGCATTAAATACATCTAATGATACTTTTTTCTTTTGCTCACTCATTTTACTTCTCCCTTAAAAACATTTGTTGACCATACTATATTTACTTTACTTGACTTATTGTGTTTGTCAAGGCTTTTCTACAGGTCATACCTTTTCCCCCCTCAAGACCTTCTCAAGAACCGATTTAGCGAAACCAAATATCCTGATTATTGCGGTTAGTATTTGTTTTTGGAAATGGGTCATCAACAATCCAACACCGCCAAAATATCCTCACAATTTGCAAGAATATATCTCCCACCATCCACCCCGGTCATGTTCCTACCTGCATACTTCCCAAAACAAACCCTGTCACCGACTTTGGCCCATGGAGATCCGTCACCGAATTCTGCCCAGCCTATGTCACCGACTGCTATGAGCGTTCCTTGTGTGGTGTCACGCTGCTTATTCTCAACAGTTTCATTGGCAAGAATGATTCCGCCTTTGGATTTCTTCTCAACCTCGTCTGGCAAAATCAAAATGTAGTGGCCACACGGGAAAATTCCAGAATTATTTTCCATCGAACACCTTCCAATCTTCAGACAATATGTCTGTTTGGGATGCTAACCAGCCAGGTAACCATTTCTTATCAGCTGTCCACATTGCAATATATGGAAGCGTTACGAGTGGTGTATCCTCACCGATCCATTTTGCTGTTCGGTCATTTACCTTCTTGTCTGTCCCCTGAGTTGAGAATGGTGGTAGTGTCATACCTGACATATATACCAGCCACATATCTTTCCCATTCCAACCTTTTCTATTGACCTTGTGCCCAGCTTTCATAGCCTCTATTGCAAGACCAAACGTCATACTATCCATAGGCTTATATGATGAATTAAATATATCTAAAGGTGACCATGATAAATAATTACAGCCTTCTTTCATCTCACCAGTGAATAGGCCATTAGCATCCGGATAGCCTACCAGGTAACCCCTTGCTTCAGGGTCTTCATTGCCTGGAATAGTCCAACCTCGATAATTGTTGTAATCTCCAAGGTTCATTGGTTGAGCTTTAATAATTTTTGTTCCAATTTTTGTTCCGACATACATTTTCATTCTTCTTCTCCCTCTGTTAATGTTGCTCCCTTAAATTTTTCTTTAATGAATTTTAAAACCCCTGCAAGATCTTCAAAGACATATATATTATCCATATTGTCTTGCTGTTGTTCTATTGTTCCCTTTGTTGTTATGAAAAAACCATTTTTTGCGTGAGCGATATTTATTGAACCATTTGAATAATATCTCATTATTCCTCTCCCTCCTTTGTTAATGTTGCTTCCTGGTCTAAGATATTTAAAATAGTTATTTTCGCTGATGAAAATAGTTTATCTATATTTTTACGCACGTCCTCGCTTATAACAAGACCAAGGCCAAATTCTTGACCAGATAATTTAAATCGCAATTCTATAGAGTCATCACCGGAACGTGATGGAATTATCCTTAGGCCCTCTTGAGTAACATTCGATATCAAACCACTTTTCATATTCATGTCAAAATAATTTATTAAATGCTGGGGAACCTTGTCTCCGCTTTGTAGATGCAGGCGTATGTGTTCGATGCCTTCTTTAAATTGAAATGCAAAAGTATCTTCACCATTATTTAAATTGCAAGTGTCGCAACAAAATTTATCTCCGCACTCATAAATATAAATATCCGATCCGTCACATCCTCGTCTACATAGGCTCATTCTCCCTCCTCTGTTTCGTCCTTATAATCAAGCCCAAGTAACTGATTAAGACCGTCAATCTTTCCCACGATCCTTGCAGTCAACAAGGCTGTTTCATCCGCAGTTGTTGCTAATGTGCCGCCTGAAGCCAGG